GGCCTGCGGAACCTGTCTGCTCAAGTCGGCCTGATTCTGGACAGGCTCTGGACGGATGAAAATCTATGGCAGCCCTTCAAAACGACGTGAAGGCCTTTATTGTTCAGGCCCTGGCGTGCTTTGACACGCCATCACAGGTGGTTGAAGCAGTCCAGAAAGAATATGGGTTGACGGTTACTCGCCAACAGGTGGAGACGCACGACCCAACCAAGACGTCAGGCAAAGGCCTGGCAGCCAAGTGGCAAACCCTTTTCCATGACACCCGCAAGCGCTTCCGCGAAGAGACGGCCGAGATCCCGATCGCCAACCGTGCGTTCCGGCTTCGCGCCATGAATCGCTTCGTGGAGAAGGCTGAGACGATGAAGAACATCGGCTTGGCTATGCAGATCCTGGAGCAGGCCGCGAAGGAGGTCGGCGACGTCTACGTGAATCGCCAACGGAAGGATGAGCCAGACGACGAGCCGGCGATCCCGACCCGAATCCAGGTCGACGTAGTGGATGCGAGGAAGCCGAATGCCGAGCCTTAACGTTCCGCAGGCTCAGTTCCTCACGCTTCCCCACAAGTTCCGCGCATTCGTTGCTGGCTTCGGCTCAGGGAAGACCTGGGTTGGATGCTCGGCACTGAGCAAGCACTTCATGGAGTGGCCCGGCGTCAACGCTGGGTACTTTGCACCGACCTACCCGCAGATCAGGGACATCTTCTATCCAACCATGGATGAGGTGGCCTATGACTGGGGGTTGAAGACCAAGATCAACCAGGCGAACCATGAGGTTCACATCTACAGCGGCCGGCAGTACCGCGGTACTGTGATCTGCAGGTCGATGGAGAAGCCTCAGACCATCGTCGGCTTCAAGATCGGCCACGCCCTGGTGGATGAGTTGGACGTGCTGACGTCGATCAAGGCGCAGCAGGCCTGGCGCAAGATCATTGCGCGGATGCGCTACAACCTGCCGGGACTGAAGAACGGGGTGGACGTCACCACGACGCCGGAAGGCTTCAAGTTCGTGTTCCAGCAGTTCGTGAAGCAGCTGCGCGACAAGCCGGCACTCAAGGAAATGTATGGCCTGGTCCAGGCCAGTACGTTCGACAATGAGCTCAACCTGCCGGATGACTACATCCCATCGCTGATGGAGTCGTACCCCGAGCAACTGATTCGCGCGTACCTGAACGGCCAGTTCGTCAACCTGACGTCCGGGTCGATCTACCACGCCTACGACCGCAAGCTGAACCAGTGCTTCGACACGGTGCAGCCCGGCGAGCCGTTGTTCATCGGCATGGACTTCAACGTTGGCAAGATGGCGGCGATTACCCACGTCAAGCGCGAGCAGGGGCTGCCCAGGGCAGTGGATGAGCTCATGGATGGCTACGACACGCCAGACATGATCCGCCGCATCAAGGAGCGCTACTGGCGCCACAACGGCAACGACTTCGAAAAGACCTGCGAGATCCGAATCTACCCGGACGCCTCTGGCGACTCGCGCAAGTCGGTCAACGCCAGCATGACGGACATCGCCATGCTCAAGCAGGCCGGCTTTTCCGTCATCGCGCCCGCGGCTAACCCGCCGGTGAAGGATCGGATCAACGCTATGAACGCCATGTTCTGCAATGCCCAGGGCGAGCGGCGTTACTTGGTCAACCCGTTCACCTGTCCGACCTACGCCGATGGCCTGGAGCAGCAGATCTGGGCGCCCAATGGCGAGCCGGACAAGACACAAGGCAACGACCACGCCAACGATGGTGGTGGTTACTTCATTCACCGCGAGTACCCGATCATCAAACCGGTCACCGCTATCAAAATGGGATACGCCCGATGAGCAACGACGTCTCCTTCAAGCGGGCGGACTACCTCGAGGCGCTCGATCGTTGGTCTACAGTGCGCGACGTGTGCGCCGGCCAGCACCGGGTTGTCGATCGACTGCCGTACATCAACGCGCACGACAAGTCGCCGGAGAACCAGGATCGCAACAAGGCATACCGCGAACGGGCGGTGTTCAAGAACGCCACCGGACACACTCGTAATGGGTTGCTCGGCCTGGCCTTCCACAAAGACCCGACGTTGACGGTACCGAAGAAGCTGGAGTACCTGCAGGACAATGCCAACGGCTCCGGCGTGAGCATCTATCAGCACTCGCAGGGCACGCTTGAGAAGGTGCTTGAGGCTGGGCGTCATGGTCTGTACGTCGACTATCACCAGGATGACGGTGTCGGTGGCCACTCGGTGATTCTGTCGTACTGCGCCGAGGACATCATCAACTGGCGCACCGGCATGGTGAATGGGCACAGCGTTCTAACCCTGGTGGTGCTGCGAGAGGCGCCGGAGGTCGAGGACGGCTTTGGCTTCAAGGTGATTGAGCAGTATCGCGAGCTGGCACTTGAGCCTGACGGCTTTGTTTGCCGGGTCTGGCGCCGGTCTGGTCCTAAAGGCGGCGGTCCTCTGGCCATCGTTGAAGAGTTCAGGCCTGAGGGCATCACTGGACGCCTGAAAGAGATCCCGTTCACCTTCGTCGGCGCGCAGAACAACGACCCCAGCATCGACGAATCGCCGCTCTACGACATCGCCATGATCAACCTGGGCCATTACCGGAACAGCGCAGACTATGAGGACAGCGTCTTCTGGTGTGGCCAGGCCCAGCCGTGGATCTCCGGCTTGGATGAACAGTGGCGCGACTGGATGGAGAAGAACGGCGTATATGTAGGCTCCAGGGCACCGATGATGCTACCTGCTGGTGGTGCATTCGGTTACGCGCAGCCACTGCCGAACACGCTGGTCAAGGAGGCGATGGCCGATAAGAACCAGATGATGATCGAGCTGGGTGCTCGCATGGTGGTGGCTTCGCTTTCGTCCAAGACGGCGACAGAGGCTCGCGGCGATCAATCAGCATCGACTTCGGTGCTGGCTGGTTGTGTGGCCAACGTCAGCGAGGCCTATACCCGGGCGATCATGTGGTGCTGCGGCTACATGGGCATTACGGACAAGAAGGTCACCTACCAGATCAACCAGGAGTTCGTTGAACTGACGGCGGATCCGCAGATGATCACCGCGCTGGTAGGGCTCTGGCAGAACGGAGGGTTCGCGAAGGCTGACCTGCGGGCCTACCTGCGCAAGCTGGGTCTGATTGCGCCAGAACGCACGGACCTGCAGATCGATGGTGAGCTGCAGGAGCAGGGCGATGGCCTGGGCCTGGATGACGAGGACGCACCAAATGGCGGTAAACCAGGCAATCCTTGATGCCACGATCCGGCACGCGGTCTTCCTCGAGCAGTTGAAGGCGGGGGAGGTGGGCAAGTTCGCTCCCTTCCTCAAGGAGATTGACCGGTCGATCCGGGATCGTCTCACTCAGTCGGACCTGACCGAGTACAACGTCAAGCGGTTAGAGGCGCTGCTGAAGGAGGTCGATAGCCTGCTGCTGGGTATCTTCGACCGCTACAGCGCGCTGCTGAACCTCGATCTGATCGACATCGCCAACTACGAGGCCGAGTTTGAGGCTACGAGCTTGGTCAGGTCGGCGCCGGTAGGTGTCTCGCTGGATGTGGTGGCGCCGACGGCAACAGCGATCCGCACAGCGGTGCTGACAAACCCGCTCAGCGTGCGTGGCACCGGCGGTGGCAAGCTGCTGAAGTCATTCATCAAGGGCTGGACCAGTGCAGAGCTCGACCGGGTCACCGGCACGATTCGGCAGGGCTTCTTCGAAGGGCAGACCAACTTCCAGATCATCCGCAACATCCGCGGCACCAAGGCCGCGGGCTACAAGGACGGTATTCTCGCCACCACCAACCGCAATGCCAGCACGGTCGTGCATACAGCGATCCAGCATGTGTCGTCTCAGGCGCGCATGGAGGTGGCCAAGGCCAACACGGACATCGTGTCCGAAGTTGAGATGGTCGCCACCCTGGACAGCAAGACCAGTCAGCAATGCCGGTCGATGGACAAGCGCCGGTTCCCGGTCGACTCCGGGCCCAGGCCGCCGTTTCACCCGAATTGCCGTACCACGTTCGTGCTGCTGACTAAGCTCAGCGAGATATTCGCCAAGGGTGCCACGCGGGCCGCAGTGGGTGCTGATGGAGTAGGGCAGGTCAGTGCGAGCCTGGATTACTACCATTGGCTCCAGCAGCAGCCTGCTTCGTTCCAGGACGTGGCAATCGGGCCGGTGCGGGCCAAGTTGTTTCGCGAGGGTGGCCTGAGCGTCGAGCGCTTCGCGGAACTGCAGCTTGATCGCAACTTTGCACCGTTGACGTTGGTGCGGATGAAAGGGCTGGAGCCGTTGGCATTCGAACGTGCGGGAATCTGATATAGGATTTGTGGCTCATATCAAGGAGCCGTTATGGATCAGGTCATTCAACGGAAAATCGAAGAGGCTTTAAAAGGACTTTTCAGTGCCGTCTCAATGCTACAAGAGGCCTACCCGGGTAAGCCTTTCACACCTGATGGTCGCCTTGTTGGCGATATCGGCGAAGTCGTTGCCAGCTTGGCTTATGGCTTGACTCTGAATGACGGGCTGACCAAGCACCATGACGCCGTCACGGATGATGGGCGGAAAGTGCAAATAAAAACCACCTTCGGCACCAGCCTTACCTTTCCGGTACACCACGTGCCTGATTACTACCTCGGTATTCGAATGAATCGAGATGGGACGTTCGAGGAGATCTATAACGGTCCAGGACATCTTATTCAGGCGGAGCTTTCTGGGCGGAAGGCCACGAAGACTGGTCTACATGGAGGTCTGATGGTAATGCTCAAGCGAATAAATCAGTTAGTTCCAGAAGCAGATCGAATACCTAAACGCTAAATCAAATCGAACCCGGCCATGTGCCGGGTTTTTTTATGCCTGCAAAGCGGGCAGCACATACCCAAGGGGTGCATCAACGTGGCAGAAGAAAACGAAATCGACCTGGAAAACCCGGCAATCAAGGCCGCTATCGCGACTGCCGTTGAAGCATCCGTTTCCGGGCTGAAAACCAAAAACACCGAACTGCTGAGCAAGCTGAAGGAAACCTCTGGCAAGCTCAGCCAGTTCGAGACCCAGTTTGAAGGCATCGATATCGACGCCGTCAAAGGCTTGCTCAGCCGGGCTGGCCAAGACGAAGAAACAAAGCTGCTGACTGAGGGCAAGGTGGATGAGGTCTTCAATCGCCGTACCGAGCGCCTGCGTGGTGACTACGACAAGCAGTTGAAGATAGTCACTGCGCGAGCTGAGAAGGCTGAGGCGTTCGCCGCCAAGTTCCAGGGCAAGGTCCTGGGCGACTCGGTGCGCGGTGCAGCACTGAAAGCCGGTGCACTGCCAGAAGCAACCGACGACATCATCCTGCGCGCCAAAGGCGTGTTCTCGCTGAACGAAGAGGGCGAAGCGGTTGCCGTTGATGAGTCTGGTCAGGTCATCCTCGGCAAAGACGGCAAGACCCCTCTGACGCCGCTCGAGTGGGCGGAATCTCTGCGCGAAAGCGCACCTCACCTGTGGCCAAGGGCTTCAGGCACACAAGCCCCGGGCGGGGGTAGCGGCCAGGCTGCATTCAAGCGCTCCGAAATGACTGCCGAGCAGAAGCGCGACTACCAGCGCAAGCACGGCCAAACCGCATTCCTGCAATTGCCCAAGTAAGGGGATTCACCCATGGCAACGACTGTTAATAGCGACCTGATCATCTACAACGATGAGGCGCAAACCGCATACCTGGAGCGTGTCCAGGACAACCTGGATGTGTTCAACGCATCGTCCAATGGTGCGATCGTGCTCGACAACGAGCTGATTGAAGGCGATTTCCGTAAGCGTGCCTTCTACAAGATCGGTGGTTCGTTGGAGCATCGCGATGTCAACTCCACCAGTAAGGTGACCGCGAAGAAGATCGGCGCCGGCGAGGCTGTTGGCGTCAAGGCTCCGTGGAAATATGGCCCGTACCAGACCACCGAAGAGTTGTTCAAGCGCCGCGGCCGTCCGGTAGACGAGTTCTCCCAAATCATCGGTGCCGATGTTGCTGATGCCACTCTGGAAGGCTTCATCCAGTACGCCACCGCGGCTCTGCGTGCCGCCATCGGCTCCAACGCCGGCATGGTGGTCACTGCCAATATCGAAACCGATGGCAAGAAGACTCTGACCCGTGGCATGCGCAAGTTCGGTGACAAGTTCGGCCGTATCGCCCTGTGGGTCATGCACTCCAGCGCCTACTTCGACATTGTCGACGAGGCCATCACCAACAAGATCTACGAGGAAGCTGGCGTCGTCATCTATGGCGGTCTGCCGGGCACTCTCGGCAAGCCGGTACTGGTGACCGACACCGCGCCGGCCGACGTGATCTTCGGTCTGCTGCCCAATGCGGTGGTGATCACCGAGTCCCAGGCCCCAGGCTTCCGCTCCTACACCGTCGACGACGAGGAGAACCTGGCTATCGGTTACCGCGCCGAAGGTACCGTCAACATCGACGTGTTGGGCTACAGCTGGAAGGACGCAGTCGGTGGCTCGAACCCAACGCTGGCTGCGGTCGGCTCTGCGGCCAACTGGATCAAGCATGCCGGCAGCGACAAGGTCACTGCCGGCGTGATGATCACCCTGACCACCACGCCACCAGCTGGCGGCTGATACTGGCCCTGACAGCGGCCAGCGATGGCCGCTATGGAGACTTTTATGGAACTGGTTTACTCCACTCAGAATTCGGACTTCGACCCGGAAAAGCGGTACCGCAATCCAGCTCACTTTGATCGACCCGAGGCGGGTGTGACCCATGCAGTCGTGATTGGTGATTGGCCGAAGGTGGTCGATGCTTATGAGGCGTTGGGCGTCGAGGTCTCGGTGATGAAGCCTTTGATCAGCCAGTCGGTTGATTCGGGCGGCGCCGACATCATTGCCGGTCTGGAGCAGGAGAACGACAACCTCCGTACCGAGCGCGCCGGAATCCTGCGACTGATCGAAGCTGCTGAAGACAAGTCGACCCTGGAACGCCCAGGTGATGGCGAGCTGCCGATCCGGCTGTTCAACGCGCTGAAGGCCATTCACGAAGGTGTCGTCTCCCTCAAGGGCGAGCGCGACAACCTGGTGGGCGAGGCTGAATCGCTCCGCGCCGAAGTCGCACGCCTCAAGGCGGCAGTAGATCAGCCGGGTGACAGCGCCGAGAAGATCGCCGGCCTCAAAGCGCAGCTCGATGCGGCTGGAGTGCAATACCGGGCGAATGCTTCGGTAGAATCGCTGGAAAAGGCGGTTGCTGATCTGCAAAAGGCGTAACAACTTGGGCGCTTGGAAACCGGTGCCCGATCCCCAAACACACAGCGAGCTGATTCATGACACTCATCATCGAGGACGGTACCGGTAAGCCTGACGCCGAAAGCTACGCCTCCGCCGAGGACCTGGCCATGTACGCCGTGAAGTTCGGCGTGACCATTCCTGCGGAAGCGCCAGCACAGGAAGCGCTGCTGCGTAGGGCTGCCTTGGCGATGGATGGCATGACCTGGAAGGGCCGCAAGATGGATAGCGACCAGGCGCTGGCCTGGCCGCGGCGTGGCGTTGAGCTTGATTGCGAGATCAAGCCCGACAACTACCTGCCGGCGCGCATCCAGTACGGCCAGATGGCCCTGGCTGCCGAGATCCATACCGACGACATAGACCCGATCGAGAAGCGCAAAGGTGCGGTCACCCGGGAACGGGTTGAAGGCGCGGTTGATCGCGAGTATGCGACGATCCCCAACACCAGCGGTCGACTGTTGCCGGCAGCACCAGATCGGCCGAGCGCTACGCAGTTTGCCGACTACCTACAGAAGCGCGGGCTGTTCGCGGTGCGTGCATAATGAAACGGAGCCCTCATGGCCACCTTCTACGACGAAATGGCCGTGATGGCTCTGGAGATGATCACAGAGTTCGGCCAACCTGTGCTCATCCGCGACATCAAGCCCGGTGAGTACGATCCGGGCACTGGAACAGCAGGGCCTGACACCGTTACCGAGCAAACCGCAAAAGGCATCCTGCTCGACTTCACCGGTCAGGAGTTCCAGGCCAACAGCCTGATCAAGGTCGGGGACAAGAAGCTCAAGATCGCAGCCCGCGGGCTTGAGTGGGCGCCGGGCCTGCTGAACAAGGTCGTTGTCCAGGGCCGCACCTGGACAATCATCCCACCGCTGAAGGAGATCAACCCGGCCGGCACACCCATCCTGTACGAGCTGCAGGTGAGATCGTGAGTCGGGCAGGGGCCGGCCAGTCCGGCAGCTTCGCCCTAAGCCTTGCCGAGTTCGCAGCCCAGGCCACGGAAGCCATTGATGCCAGTCTGCGCGAAATCATCATCGAGGTCGGTAGCAGCCTGATCCGCATGTCGCCCGTGGGCAACCCTGAGATCTGGGCGCAGAACGCCGTGGCGACTCAGTACAACAAGGCAGTCGACGAGCACAACACCGCGCTGCGTAGCGACCCGGCCAATCTGACGAAGGCCGGCCGGCTGAAGCCTGGGCGTAAGCTGAACGACGGCATGGATATCGTTGCACCTGAAGGCTACGTCGGCGGCCGGTTCCGGGCGAACTGGCACCTCTCGATAGATGTGGTCGAGAACGTCACCTTCGACGAGGTTGATCCGGACGGCCAAGAGACGATAGCTGCACTGGTTTCGGCGGTCAGCGACTTCACCGCCGGCCAAGTTGCCTACCTCATCAACAACCTGCCATACGCCATTCCGCTGGAGTTCGGGCATTCGACCCAGGCTCCCAAGGGGATGGTCCGCATCACCGTCGCTCGCTTCCAGCAGATCGTGCAGGAAGCCATCAGGAACAATCAGGTATGAGCCACAACGTGATTGCCTCGATCTACGAGGCCAGGGTCATCGGCTGGGCGAAGGCTTTGCCTGCACCGCTGAAGGTTGTGGTCGAGAACGAGGTCTACCAACCTGCTAATGGAGAAACCTATCTACGGGCATTCACCTTGCCTGCCGACACTGCGAGCAACACGCTCGGTGGCGATCACCGGCTATACACCGGCGTGTTCCAGGTCAGCATTGTTACTCCGGCCGGCAAGTACCGCGGTGCTGCCGGGGCATTGGCTGACCAGATCGTTGCGCTGTTCCCGCTGTACGAGCGGAACAGCAAGGACACCCTGACCGTCGTGACCATGACGCCGGTAGACCAGGGGCCGGGAATCCCGGCCGACACCACATACACCGTCCCGGTCTCGTTTCAGTACCGCTCCGACACCAACTAATCCGCCCGTTGGGCAACCCCAGAACCCGCCATTGAGCGGGTTTTGTCATTTCTGCAAAGAGGAAAACCCGATGAGTTTCAAACTCCCCAACGGCTCGACCTTCGAAATCGCAGCAGCCTACGGCACTGCGGTCCTTGTCACGGCCCTGAGCAATGCCAATCCAGCTGTAGCAACCGCTGCCGCCCACGGCCTGGCTGAGGGTGACGTCGTCGCCGTGACGTCCGGCTGGACCCGCCTGAATGGGCGTGCTGCGCGCGTTTCTGACATCACCAGCGGCACTTTCGGCCTGGAGAACATCAACACCACCAGTACCCAGGCATACCCGGCAGGCTCCGGTGCGGGCTCGGTGCGTGAGGTGACCAGCTTTGCCGAGATCTCGCAGATCACCGACATGACGTCGAGTGGTGGCGACCAGCAGTTCCTGACCTTCGGCTTCCTCGCTGACGACGATGATCGCCAGATCCCGACCACCAAGAACCCGATCAGCCTGTCGGTGACCGTGGCTGACGATCAGTCGCTGCCGTATGTGGCCATCGTCGAGGCTGCCGACGAGGACAAGGAGCCGCGCGTGCTGCGCCTGAACCTGCCAAATGGCGACTCGATCCTCTACAACGCCTATGTCTCGATCACCTCGACGCCGGCGCTGTCCCGCAACAACCTGATGACCCGCACCATCAGCATCTCGCTGACCGGCCGGCCAACCCGTTACAGCGCCGCGGCGTAAGGAAGGCTCATGGCTACGTTCAAGATTGCTCAAGCCGCCACCTTCAAGGCGGGGGTGATGATTCCCCGAGTGGGCGCCGATCCGCTGAAGGTGGATTTCGAGTTCAGGCACCGCGACCGTGTCGACCTGGCGGCGCTGTTCGATACCTGGAACGAGCAGCACAAGGAAGTGCAGGAGCGCTTCAAGGGGGGCGAACCCTCGCTCTCCGAAGTGATCGCTGCCGACATCGAGCAGCAAACCCAGCAGATCAAGGATCTGGTTGTTGGCTGGGGCTTCGATGATCCGTTCTGCGACGAGTCCATCGTTGAGCTGGTGAAGACCTGCAGCGGCTCCGCCGAGGCTGTCGTCGATGCCTACCAGGAGGCATACAAGAAGGCGCGCCTGGGAAACTGACCAGCGCCGCCCGTGCACTGTACGAGCCTGGCCCGTCGGATGCCGAGCTGCAGGCTTTCGGCATGCTCCGCAAGGATCTTCCTGAAGAGGTGATCGAGGTCTTTCCAGAGAACTGGAAAGCTTTTGTCGTCATGGAATCGATGGGTACCCAGTGGCGTACAGGCTCTGGCGGCGCGATTGGCCTGGATTACGGCGTGCTGCCCAGCGTGATGCGATTGACCGGTGTTCCAGCAAAGGAACGAGTCGCGATTTTCCAAGACATCCGCGTCATGGAGGCCGAAGCCCTCGCCGTAATGGCTGAGGCCAGAGAAACCAGCCCGTGACCGCGGGCAACTATTCAAGGTGAGTCGATGAACATCGCTGAACTGGGGATCCGCGTCGACTCCGCTGATGCTGCTCAGGCTGCAACCGACCTCGACAAGATGACGAAGGCCGGCACCCGGGCTGAACAGTCTGCTGCCGGCCTGATGAACGAGATGCAGGCGCTGGAGAAGTCGCTGTCATCTGGAGCTAAGTCCACCCAGGAGTTGGCCAAGCAGCGTGACGCGCTGGCCAGGCTGACCAAGACCGGCGCCTACGGCGAGGCAGAGTTTGCGAAGATCACCGCGCAACTCGACAAGCAGCAAGCCGCGCTGGTCAAGTCCACCCTGGACGAGCAGAAGGCTCTCAACAGCCTGTTGGGAGCCATCAACCCGGCCATGGCGGCGGTAGCCAAGCTCGACAAGCAGATCGAGGACCTGGGCAAGCACCTGGATGCTGGCCGTATCAGCCAAGAGCAGTACAACTCCGCGCTGAGCAAAATCGACAAGGACTACGCCAAGCTCGAAAAGACCGCCTCCGGCTTTGACAAGCTTCGCCTCGGCACCCGCCAGGCTCAGGAAAACGTCGTGCAGCTCGGTAACGCGCTGTCGTCCGGTGACTGGGGCAGCGGTGTTCGCGCCGTGGCTCAGTTGGGCGCTGGTGCTGGCGCTTCGGCGGCTGGGTTGTTGGCCATTCTGGCGCCTATCGCTTTGGTCACTGCTGCAGTCACTGCTCTCGGATTCAGTTATTACAAGGGCACCAAAGAGCAGGACAAGTACAACGAATCGCTGATTGGGACCGGCAACTTTGCCGGGGTGAGCGCTGGGCAGCTTGGCGATATGGCGCGCCAGGTCGGCGCAACCGTCGGCACTACCGGGCAGGCCGCTGAAGTCCTGGCGCTGTTGGCAGGGAACGGCAAAATCGCGGGCGAGAGCTTCCTGGGTATTACCCAGGCTGCAGTGTCGATGCAGGAAGCTACCGGAAAGGCGGTCAAGGACACGATCGCCGAGTTTGCGAAGATCGCCGACGAGCCGGTAAAGGCTTCGGCTGCGCTTAACGAGCAATACCACTACCTGACCGCTTCGGTTTACTCGCAGATCGCTGCGCTTGAAGAGCAGGGTGATCACGCCGGCGCGGTAAAGCTGGCGACTGAGCAATACGCTGACGCGATCAACGAGCGTACGCCGCGGATCCTCGAAAACCTGAGCTTCTGGGAGAAGGGCTACAACGCAGTAGCGCGGGCAGCGGACAACCTGAAGAACCTGGGCCGCCCCGATATCGACGCTGATATCGAACAGGCCCGGCGGAACCTGGAGCAGGCTCAGTCCGGAAATGTTGGAGCGTTCCAGAACCAGAAGGAGATGGTCGAGCTCTACAGCAACCAGCTCAATATGCTGGAGGATCAGAAGGCCGCAGCGGCGGACATTGCCAAGTGGGAAGGTGAGCAGGCTAAAGCCCAACAGGATGCTGTCACCGCGATGGGCAAGGTCGATGCCCTGACGAAATCCTCCTGGACGAACGAGCAGAAGCGCGCCGACGCACTGAAGGAGTACAAGCGGCAGATCGACGATATCCGCAAAGTCAGCCCCAACGATGCACGCCTGAATCAGGCGGTGGTCGACAAGAACATCGCGAATATCAACGACAAGTTCAAGGACTCGAAAACACCGGCGGGCGCCGTCGACCTGACCAGCTTCAACGACTCGAAAAACGCGCTCACCGGCATCCTGTCCGAGTACAAAAACGCCCAGAAGGAACTGGACGCCGCGCAGAAGGCCGGCCTGGTCTCCCAGGCCGACTACCTGCTCAAGCGCCAGGCCATGATCGGCAATGAGCGCGACGAGGTTACCGCGGCTTACGAGGCGGAAATCTCGGCGCTCGAAGCGACCAAGGGCAAGGCCGGCACCTCAGCTGCCCAGCGCATCCAGCTGGACCAGAAGATCGCTGACGCTCGCGCGGCAATGGTCAAGGCGCAGAAGGATGCCGACTCGGAACTGGCCGTACTGGCCTCGAACGAGGAGGGCCGGCTCAAGAAGCAGGCCCTGGCTGTCAGCACCTATACCGGCGCCTTGCAGCAGCAAGTCGACACTTTGCGCCGGCAGGGGCAGCGTGCGGCCGCCGGCCTTGGGCAAGGTGACCGGCAGCGCGGCCTGACCGACCAGCAGAACGCCATCGACGACCGCGTCAATCAGCAACGCCTGGACTTGGCCAACCAGTACGGTGACGGCTCCCGAGGCATGAGCCTCGACGAGTACAACCAGAAACTGGCAGCCCTGGATAAGACGCAGCGTGATCTGCAGGAAGCAGCGATCGCCAACTACGACGAGATGACCGCTGCCCAGGGTAGCTGGAGCGCCGGCGCTACATCGGCCTGGCAGAACTACCTGGAGTCGGCTCGTGACGTCGCAGGCCAAACAAAAAGCTTGTTCACCAGCGCCTACAGCTCCATGGAGGACGCAGCCGTCAACTTCGCGGTGACCGGAAAGGGCTCGTTTTCCGACTTCACCAAGTCGGTGCTGGCGGATATGGCGCGTATTGCCACGCGTCAAGCGAGCTCAGCATTGCTGGGCAGCTTGGTGGGGGCAGCAACCAGCTATTTCACCGGTAGTGGTAGCGGTACCGGGGCGGCTTCTGCTGGTAGCACACAGGCTGGTTATACCGGGGTCGATTTCTCTGGATATCGAGCTGCTGGCGGTCCTGTTGCGCCCAACTCTCTGTACGAGGTCAACGAACTGGGGCCGGAGTTGTACAACGAGGGCGGCCGGTCATTCCTGATGACTGGGGCAAATGGAGGCAGCGTTACGCCCCTGAGCTCTGGAGGTGGGGCTGGAATAGCGGCTATGAGTGGTAGCGGCGGGCCAAACATCCAGATCAACGCACCGGTGAGCATCGTCACGCAGGACCGTAGCGGGGAGGGCATGCAGCTCGACCAGCAAGCTCTTCAGCAAAGCCTTCAGGCTCAGATGAAAGCGGTAGCCGAAAAGGCTGTGGCGGATTCGTGGCGCGCCGGTGGTACCAGTTTCAGGAACACAAACGGGAGGGCCTGATGGCTATCGAAACATTCATTTGGCCAACCCAGAACGGGGATGCACCCGAGATCACTTATCGGGTGCGCACCTCTCAATTCGGTGACGGCTACAAGCAGGAGGCCGGCGACGGTCCCAACAACAAAGTGGACTCTTACCCAATCACCTTCAGCGGCACGAAGGCCAGGGTGTTGGAGATCATGGCTTTCCTCGACCGGCATGCCGGCGCGAAGGCTTTCCTCTGGACAACGCCGCTTGGTCAGCTTGGCCTGTTCACCTGCAAAAATCCTGTTCCCACCCCGGTGGGCGGGGACGTTTTCAAACTCACGGCCACCTTTGACCGTGCCTTTCATCCATAAGGGGCAACCATGCCACTGATCAGTGACATACAGAAGCTGGAGCCTGGCAGTGAGGTGCTGCTGTTCGAGCTGGACGGCTCGGACTTCGGTGCCGACGTGCTGCGGTTCCATGGGCATGCAATCCCGCATACGCCCGAGGAGCTACTGGTGGCGGGGTCGAATGCCGACCAGCTTCCGGCCAAGTCGATCTGGTGGCAGGGCAGTGAATACGGTGCTTGGCCGCTGCAGGTGGAAGGCATCGAGGCGAACTCGGACGGTACTGCTGTGCGCCCGACGCTGTCGGTCGGCAATGTCAATGGTCGCATCACAGCCCTGTGCCTGGCCTTCGATGACCTGCTCGAGTTCAAGTTGACCATCCGCAAGACGCTTGGCCAGTACCTGGACGCGGTCAATTTCCCCGGCGGCAACCCTGAAGCTGACCCGACCCAGGAGAGTATCGAGGTCTGGTACATCGACCAGAAGGTATCGGAGAACGGCCAGACAGTAACCTGGGAGCTGGCCAGCCCCGGAGACGTTGGCGGTGAGACGATCGGCCGGCAGATGACCACGCTATGTCACTGGGCCATGACCAATGGCTACCGCGGGCCCAACTGCGGATACACAGGGCCGTACCGCGATAAGGATGGCAACCTCACTGACAACCCTGAACTAGATGAATGCGACGGCTGCCTGGGCACCGGGTGCGTGCCGCGCTTCGGTGTAGGCAACCCGCTGCCGTTCGGCGGCTTCCCCGCCGTATCTCTTATTGCCCGGAGCTGATCATGCGCAAACACATCCTCGCCGCCGTGCAAGAGCACGCTGCGGCGGAATACCCGCGCGAGTGCTGCGGGCTGCTGCTGGCGGTGGACCGCAAGCAGATCTACTACCCGTGCACCAACGTGGCCACTGAGCCAACCGAGGAATTCCGCATCGCGCCTGAGCAGTACGCCGAAGCGGAAGACCTGGGCGAGGTGATCGGCATCGTGCATTCGCATCCTGATGCCACCAGCAGACCGTCGCCGCGTGACCTGGCCATGTGTGAGGCCACGGCGCTTCCCTGGCACATCCTGAGCTGGCCCGAGGGAGATCTGCGTACCATCGCGCCGGCGGGCAACACGCCGTTGCTCAAGCGTCCATTCGTGCATGGCGCCTGGGACTGTTGGCAGGTCTGCGCGGACTGGTACAAACGTGAGTGGGGGCTGGAGTTTGAAGCCTTCCAGCGCGCTGATGGCTGGTGGGAGGACCCGGTCGGGCCGAGCCTCTACGAGCAGGCCTATGAAGCGGCAGGATTCGTGCAGGTCGACCAGCCGCGGCGCGGCGACATGATCGTCATGTCCGTGGGCCGCACCGCGCACCCGAACCATGCAGGGATCTACCTCGGTGCCGATCCGGAGCTGCCCGGGGAGTCTGCCGAGGTGCTCGGCTCAGGGCCTTTCCTACTGCACCATCTGTATGGCCGTCCAAGCGAGATCATTGTTTTCGGCGGGCCATGGCTCGATCGAACACGCCTGATCCTCAGGCACAAAGATGCACAACCAACTACATGATGCGGCAGGGCTGCAGGGAGCGTTATGTCGAGGACAGATAGATTTCCAGATCCAATGAGCTTTCTTCCGGAACACATCCCAGTGTCTGCTGCAATGATTGAGGCAGGGCTATCTGTTCTCGAAGAGACTGACGAGTGGCCGCTATCTCGTCTTACGGTCGAAAGAGCTTTTCAGGAGATGTGCCTTTGTGGGCTTCGAGAATCTGTTCTCGAGTCCAGCGCCCCGAAATAATCTCAACCCCAAAGCCAATGGCGCGGCAAATTTTCATTAGAGTTAGGCAGTGATCTCTCAGCTCATCCAGCGTCAAGCTCGCATTGGCTTTTGTGGGGCTTTTGGGCTTGATAAGGTCTGTCAGGGTCGCGGTTTCACCTTCGTTTAGCCCCCATTGCCAATGGACAATTTTGTGTCGAATTGGAGAAACTCGCTCAAACGCTTCAAAAGAGATAGCAAGATCTTTGGCTGTTTCAGCGTGGCGGCTCGATGCCTCGGTCAACTTGAACTTGGCATACCTGATCATGCCCGCCATGGGCATATTGGTTTCAATAGAAAGACGCTGCGCCTCCCCAACCGTTTTTCCGAGAGCAATGGCGAATAGCTCCGCTATTTTCCACTCAACTGCTGAGTAATTTACGATGAACTGACCCATTGCATGTAGATGCGGGTCTGAGGGGCCGTTGTCATATTGGCGCACCCAGTCGATTGAAAATGGTGGGCGAGGTTTAAAGTCTTCTTCTGCGCTCATGAGATATCCTTGCCTTATCCGCGCCGAAATTGGCGCAATCCCAGTCCTTGGGCTTGCAGGCAAAGGACTGGGGAATCCGTTGCGTGTGGCAGGAGGCTACTATCGGCGGGGAGCGGGGTGTTACTGGGGATTCGTACAGGCGAAACCAGGGTACAGTCGGTGCTTTCAGGACGAGGATGAATCATGAGGATTATCAATTTCGTTGCCGCAGTCGGTCTTGCACTTGTGCTCTCTGGCTGTGCCGGAACAAATTTTTCGTATGATGAAGCCAGGAAGGTAAAGATCGGAATGACCGAGGATGAAGTTACCCAGATCATGGGTCCTCCGTATTCTGTAGTTTCCCGAGCTGATGGTCAGATGTGGGTTTGGAGCCATGCGAACGGAATGACCGGTACGAGCCGCGTGATTTCCTTCAGAATGGTGGACGGGAAGGTCGTCGAAGTGCCAACCATTCCTGCAAGCTTCAAATAACGTTTTGTGGCACGTTGGTTTCTTGTTCCAGCCAGCCCAGTGCTACATTGCCCGCATTTCCACAGGAGTGACCTGCATGAGATTTTTCGTAGGAGCGTTGGCGGTGGCGATGTTGGCGGGGTGTGTCTCGCCCGGAGACCTGGAGGGCAACAACCCAAGCATCAAGGTTTCGACAGCGAAAGACCCAAAACGTTATGCGCTCTGTGTTTTCCCAAAGTGGCAGGCCGCCCGAACTGATTCATCGATGGTGGAGACTGAATCCGGGTATCGGCTTTGGGTCGCGAGCAACAGCATGGCGGATGAGTTGCTAGATGTAAAAAGGATTGCATCCGGTAGCCAGGTCACGCTGCGTCAGCGAATGGCTTGGTCTGCTATGCCAGGTCGCAGTGCAATCGAAGCAGCGGTTAAGTCCTGTCTCTGAAAGTGTCAATTTTTACAGCCGCCTCCGGGCGGTTTTTTATTGCCTGGAGAAAAGTATGGGCGCAGCGGCACTGTATCAACCAATGACAATCATCAAACTTTCAGGTTCTCTTGCCGGGAAATTTGGCCGAATGCATCGGCGACAGCTTGATTCTGGGCAGTCCTGGGAGGTGTTCAAAGCTTTGAAAAATACTATTCAGGGCTTTGAGGAAGAGATTCGTCGACTGGATAGTTTGGGCATGAGATTCGCTATTTTTCGCAATGGAAAGAACGTTGGAATTAACGACTTCGACCGGGCGGGGACCAGGGAGATTCGCGTGGTTCCAGTTGTCGAGGGAAGCAAGCGCGGCGGGATACTGCAGACAGTTCTTGGTGCGGCCCTACTTGTTGCAAGTATCTGGTTTCCAAGCCTGGCGCCTGCTGGTATCGCTATGGTAGCCGGCGGCGTCATCCAGATGCTCAGCCCCCAGGCAAAGGGGCTGTCCATGAGCGGAGCCCCGGAGAACATGCCGTCATACGCTTTCGGGAGCGCAAAGAACACAACCGCCAGCGGCAACCCTGTCCCGATCTGTATCGGCAAGCGCCGCTGGGGCGGGGCGATTATCTCCGCATCTATCCGCGCCGAAGACAAGGCGTAGCACCCAGCACGAAATATCATCAACCGCCCACGGGCGGTTTTTTATTGCCCGGAGGAAAGTATGGGCGCAGCACTCCTGCCAGAAGTAAACGGCGCCAAGGGTGGCGAGAAGAAGCCCAAGGCTCCCTACGAAGCTCCCGACAGCCTGCGGTCTACCAACATCGCCAAGATCCTGCTGGCAGTTGGCGAGGGCGAGTTTGACGGCACGCCGACCGACCGTGATATCTACCTCGACAACACACCGATCAAGGACGCGAGCGGGAACATCAATTTCCCCGGGGTAAAGTGGGAATGGCGCCCTGGATCGATCGAACAGGACTACATCAAAGGCATCCCTGCGATCGAGAACGAGACGACGGTAAACGTCGAGCTGCGTAGCGACAACCCCTTCACCCGAACCCTGAGCAACATTCAGCTATCCAGATTCCGCGTGCGCTTTTCCTGGCCACGGTTGGTCAGTCAAGACAGCAGCGGCAACACCAATGGCTACCGGATCGAGTACGCCATCGACGTTTCCACCGACGGCGGGGCGTTTGTAGAGTCCCTTCGTAGCGCTGTGGACGGCAAGACCACCAACGGCTATCAGCGCTCTGATCCCGTAAGCCTTCCACCGGCCACGTCCGGCTGGGCTTTCCGTGTTCGCCGCATCACGCCAAACGCCAACAGCGGCACTATTGCCGACACGATGACCATCGCCGGTTACACCGAGATCATCGACCAGAAGCTGCGCTACCCGAACACCGCGCTGCTGTACATCGAGTTCGATGCTGAGCAGTTCCAGAACATCCCGGCCGTGACTGTGGACTGCAACGCCCAGCGATGGCCTGTGCCGAGCAACTACGACCCGGTGGCCCGCACCTACACTGGCGTGTGGGACGGCACATTCAAGCAGGCCTGGACCAACAATCCGGTATGGGCAACCTACGGCTTGTGCGTTAACGATCGGTTCGGTCTGGGCAAACGCATCCAGCCATGGATGGTCGACAAGTGGGAGATGTATCGCATCTCCCAGTACTGCGACCAGCTGGTACCGAACGGCGTGGGCGGCATGGAGCCGCGCTATCTGTGTGACCTGAACCTGCAGGGCAAGGCCGAGGCCTGGACGCTGCTGCGCGACCTCTCGGCGATCTACCGAGGCATGGTCTATTGGGCACAGGGCGCGCTGTACATGCAGGCCGACATGCCGCGCGCGCAGGACATCGACTACGTCTTCACCAGGTCGAACGTAATCGACGGCGATTTCGTTTACGGCGGCGCGGGCCGCGACACGCACTACAGTCGCGCGCTGGTGAGCTACGACAACCCGGCGAACAACTACGATACCGATGTGGTCCCGGTTACGGACATAGCGTTGCAGCGCCGGTACCGGGATCGACCCATCGAGATCTCGGCCATTGGCTGCACGCGGGCCAGTGAAGCCCAGCGCCGCGGTAAGTGGGCGCTGCTGAGCAACAGCCAGGACCGTACCGTCTCGTTCAAAACGGGCATGGAGGGGGCGAATGTGCTGCCGGGCTTCGTCATCCCTGTGGCCGACGAACTGGTGGCGGGCAGGCCGAACGGCGGTCGCATCTCGGCCGCGGCGGGCCGGGTGATCACTCTTGATCGGGACACGCCAATCAAGGCTGGTGATCGCCTGATCATCAACCTGCCCAACGGCACCGCCCAGGGCAGGACCGTGCAGTCGGTCAGCGGCCGCGCGGTGACCGTGACCACCACCTATGCCCTGCAGCCCGAGCCTGAACTGCAGTGGGCGATCGACTACGAAGACTTGGCCATCCAGCTGTTTCGCGTCCTAAAGCGCGTGCGCACGACCGAGGACGAGTACGAGTTCACCGCCTTGGAGTTCAACCCGAGCAAGTTCGCCGCAATCGACACCGGCGCCAAACTCGAGGAGCGGCCAATCAGCGTCATCCCGGTGACTACCGTGCCGCCGCCGGCGAGCGTAACGCTGACCTCCGGCTACGCCGTTGACCAGGGCCTGGCGGTCAGCACCATGACCATTGCATGGCCAGCGGTGGAAGGGGCGGTGGCGTATGACGTTGAGTGGCGCAAGGACAGCGGCAACTGGATCCGCCTGCAGCGCACCGGTACAGCCTCGGTCGATGTTGTTGGCATCTACGCCGGCGCCTACCTGGCGCGGGTGCGGGCGGTGAGTGCCTTCGATATCTCCTCGATCTGGAAAAGCTCGAACCTGACCGATCTCAAGGGCAAGGAGGGGCTACCGCCGTCGGTGTCGTTCCTGACGCCGACGAGCCTGGTCTACGGCATCCGCCTGGATTGGGGCTTCCCTGCAGGCGCCGAAGACACCCAGCGGACGGAGATCTGGTACAGCAAGACCACTTCGCAGGCCGACGCGATCAAGCTGGGCGACTTCGCCTATCCGCAGGCGCGGCACGAAATGCATGCCCTCCTGGCGGGTGCCTCGTTCTTCTTCTGGGCTCGCCTGGTCGACCGCACCGGCAACGTCGGGCCGTGGTATCCGACCGGTGTCGGGGTCAATGGCCAGGCCAGCTCTGACCAGAGTGAATACGAGGAGTACTTCGAAGGCCAGATCGGCGAATCTGCCCTCGGCCAGCACCTGGGCGAGCGAATCAACCTGATCGACGGCCCGGCCGACCTTCCTGGGTCGGTCAACAACCGCATCCAAGTGGTTTCGGGTGAAGTGTCAGCGATTTCGGAAAAGGTCGACGGCGTGTTTGCCCAGGTGAACCCGCCGATGGCCGGTTCCACCGAAGATCTGGCCGGCTCGACGGAAAGCTTCGTTGGTGTCTGGTCGGTGCAGTCGGCGGTGATCGAGGGCGACGTGGCCATCGGCAAGCGCGTAGATACCGTCCAAGTCCAGATGGGCCAGAATACCGCTGCAATCCAGGAGGTGAGCCAGGCCCAGGTGGACCTGAACGGTAAGGCCTCGACCATGTGGTCGGTGAAGATGCAGATCGATGCTGCAGGGCGTTACGTGTCCGCGGGCATCGGGCTCGGCATTGAAAACCAGAACGGGGTATTCCAAAGCCAGTTCCTGGTGAGTGCCGATCGCTTCGCCGTTGTGAATGGCATGGGCGGTGGTGCGCTTGCTGTGCCGTTTGTTGTTCAGGACGGTCAGGTCTTCATCAACCAGGCGTTTATCAACCAGGCCTTTATCAAGGAGCTGGTGCTCGGTATGACGCTCAGGTCAGCAGCACTCAACAGCGAAGGCTTGCCGTTGCTGGAAATCAACATTCCAGCAGGGACGTTGACGCTGCGCGGCCAGTCGGCGGAAGGCTCTACGTTGCTGAACAACAACGGCATCTTCGTTTACGACCTGAACCATATCGAGCGCGCAGGGCTGGGGAGGCTTTCGTAATGGCGTTTTATGGAGCCAGAACAAGAAATGCCGCCGGCGTGGAGACGCTTAACACGTCGACCATGGGTATTCGCTCGATCGTGACCGTGAAGGTCACGGTCCCGCCGATCACCAGCGACTTCACCAGCTTCATCAATATGCCGGAGATCACTGCGACTTCGTTCGTTTGCGTCACGCTTCAGGACGCCTCGAACAGCTCCTCGGCGCTCCCTGCTGTGTTCTGGTCTACCGGCCAGCTCAGGGTTCGCCGCGGCGCTGGCATCGCCTTGAACGTTTTCATCCTGACTTATCAATAAGGGGGAGGCATGGAATACGGATTCAGGTCGCGCAACGGTCTGAACTTCTTTCAGATTGACAGCGTGAACAGGGTTCTCGGGGTCGCTGCCAGTGGCAGCTACGTGATCGGCAAGCCGCCTGGCGCCCCGCTCACAATCACTTCAGCAACCATCACTTATCCGGCGGCGATCACCACAGCCGATCCTCCCATGGTGTTCTTAAACCCGACGAATCAGGGCATGTATCACACCCTGGAGAACCTCGGCAGTTCAGGAAACTGGACCGGCTTTCGTTTTCAGCTGCAGCTGATGCCGCCTTTCAATAGCTCAGACTGCAGTGGTAAGTGGCTGGTGGCGACGTTCCGTTCAGTGGGACCTCCCAGTGAATACGACATCAGGCTGAGGTCCGCGACTGGAGAGACGATATTTGTAGGCGCGGACAACCTGCTTTCAATGAGAGGGTTTCCGGTCAATGAAGGGTGGTCGCTCGATAACCGAGGCGAGCAGGTGGGCGCGGTCTACTGGTCAGGCTGCCAGATGCCGTGGACTGGCGACTATGCGGATTACTTCCTGGCGTCGACCCTGATCGGCGGGAAAATCTATAACGGCAACTCGACGCTGGAAACACCGTGCGGGTTTCACGCCGGCATCCGCTCCACTCTAAACGGTTACGTCGGGGCGCTGGTCAGCTCTGAGGGTGGCACCGCAAAGAATGGGCGAACCACTTTTGCCGTGAGACCGATGCGACCTCTGTAATCAGATCCCTACTACCAAAGCCCTCCTTTTGAGGGCTTCTTTTTTGGAGCAGCCGAATGGCTAAGCAGGTAATTCAGCTCGGTACAGCGCCCACCGGTGTGGGCGGCGACACTCCGCGCAGTGCCAACATTAAAATCAACTCCAACTTTGACGAGCTGTACGCTGCTGATGCGGTGAACTACAAGAAGGGCAACATTGTTGGCCCTGTCTCGCAAAGCGGCGGGGTTCCTACCGGCGCGATCATCGAGTCGGGGAATGGGGTGAACGGTCGGTATACGCGCTGGGCAGATGGGACCCAGCATTGCTGGATCACTATGAACTACTACACCGCGATCGATGCCCCGCAGATGGGTGTGTATGTGTCTGGATGGATTGCCTGGAGTTTCCAGGCTCCCTTCATCGCCCGGCCGAATGTGCTCATAACCGCTCGCGACGACACGTTCCTTTTCGGCTCGAGCGTAAGTGGGACCACTGCGGGTGAGGTCGTGAGATTTGCATCGGCAACCCCGCTTGCGGCGGGCGCAAAGCTTGCCACTCTTTTTGCCGTTGGGAGGTGGTTCTGATGATTATCAAACTCTGTCCACAGCGCGGCGATGAGCCGTACAACGTTGTGAAGGATGGCAACACGCTGACGATCAACGGGGTTCTTTTCGATTTCTCGAGGATGAAGCCAGGTGACACGCTGCCCGGCGAAGCCGTTGAATCCATGTGGTTCAAGCCCGGCCCGGTCGAGATGATCGACAGTGAGCTGGTGGTCACGCTGCGCTTCCCGTTCCCTGCGAACTTCAGCCAGGAGCAGATGTTTCCGCGCGATCTGATCGCGGTGCCGGACGGGAAGGTTGCATTCCCTGAGCCGCTGCCAGGTGGCGAGCCCGTGGCCGTAGATGACACGTTGACACCATCAGTTGGACTGATTGATTGGTCCCAGCTGATCACCGCAGAAATGAATGCGGCGGAGGCCCAGGCTGAACGCCTGGCGGATTCGCGTGTGCAGCTGGCGGCAAGAAATGCAACGGCGGCGGCGCAGATCGACCGCATCACAGACCGTATCGAAACACTTGGCTACGGCATTGAAGCCGGCGAAGCCACGCCAGAGGACGCCGCCGAGCAGGCCGCCCTGGCTGTGAACCTGAAAACCTGGAAGGCCTACAAGTTCGCTTTGGGGAAAGTCACCGCCCAGACGACATGGCCAACCGCGCCGGCCTGGCCCGTAGAGCCAGCAATTCCGGACATTGCAGCAGCGCCAATGCTGGTCGCCGCTGAAACCGAGTAGCGCAATACCGAACGCAAAGTGCCCGCCTTGAGCGGGCTTTTTTTCGCCTGGAGAAAAGTATGCCGACAACCGAAACGCGCGGGGTGCGCAACCGCAACCCTGGCAACATCGACTACAACCCCGCCAACCAGTGGCAGGGCCAGCTCCCACCCAACCCAGCGCTTGAGAAGCGGTTCGCACGGTTCGACACACCGGAGAACGGCATCCGCGCACTGGGCAAGCTGCTGCTGACCTACCAGCGCAAGCACGGGCTCAAGACGGTGAAGGCGATTATCAGTCGCTGGGCGCCGGCAGTAGAGAACGACACCGCCGCCTACGTGCGCGCCGTCGAGGCCAACACCGGTACCCGGCCTGGGGCAGAGATCGATCTGACTCAGGCCCCGGCCATGGCCGGGTTCGTCAAGGCGATCATCCATCACGAAAACGCAGGGTACGAATACCCGGCCGCCGTACTGGCTGAAGGCGTGCGGAGGGCGCTGGCATGAGCTACTTCCTCAGGTTGTCCCGCATTCTGGCTACCGCCGCCGATGGCTCTCTGTGGTTCGAGTGCCCAGGCTGCAAGCAAATGCACAGCATTCAGCATGGTTCAGGCCCCGGCCCCCGGTGGGGGTGGAACGGTAATGTCGACACGCCAACGTTTACACCGTCGATTCTTGTTCGCGGCGCTCAGCGTGTAACCGAAGAGGAGCACGCGATCTTGATGGCTGGCGGTCACGTCGAGCCGCGCCCGTTCGTGTGCCACTCATTCGTGACTGATGGCCGCATTCAATTCCTCGGCGACTGCACGCATGCGCTGGCCGGTCATACCGTGGATCTGCCTGACTGGGAGGACTAGCGATGTTTACGCCATTACAGAAACTGACCGGCGCCCTGGTGCTGGCCGGCCTGCTGATCGCCGCCGGCGCGGGCGTCGCCTGGCAGGTCCAGGATTGGCGCTTTGGCCGACAACTGGCGGATCAGGCCAGGCAGCACGATGACGACCTGAATCAGCTGAACCTTGCGGCAGCTGCCCGACAGCAGGCCGAGCAGGACAAACGCCTGGCCCTGGAGCAGCAGCTGCAGGCCAGCGATCAAACCCATCACAGAGCCCTGACCGATGCCCAACGTGACCAAAGCCGCCTGCGTGACCGCCTTGCTACTGCTGACCTGCGGCTGTCAGTCCTTGTCGACGCCGCGGATACAGCCAGTAGCTGTGCAGTGCCTGCCACTGCCGCCACCGGCAGCATGGTTCATGGAGCCCCGCGAGCCCGACTTGACCCGGCGCATGCTCAACGAATTGTCGGCATCACCGACGACGGCGACCAAGGACTGATCGCCTTGCGGGCGTGCCAGGCGTATGTACGGGCTATTAATCCGGGTTTGAGTCAATGATTCGCTGAATCTCAAGTTGCTTTGCTCGACGCACCAAGACAGGCTCAAAGCGAGATTCATATATATGCTTTTGCCTTGGTGACATGGAGTCAAAGCCCTGATCAATGACCTGTCTTGCCACTCCCGCCTCATCTGATGCGGGGTCAATCAGGCCCTCATCAACGAGATCGTCATACGCCAGGCGTAGCTCCTCATTACCGTGATTGTTAAATCCCATTTTCCACCTCGTTCCGTTGAGTTTTTCTGTCAGCCAATACTGCTGCAGTATCAGCCGTTATTCACGAACGCCCCGCCGTGAATCTCGCCGATAGGGTCGATCAAGTGAGCCCCTTGGTTCTTCGTGTTGCCCGCGGCTCGGTCGACCTTGAACCACTCGAACGCTTCGGATGGCTCGCCCTGGTGCATAAGCATCAGCTCGGCCCGCTCCTTGGGTGTCGCCGGATCCAACCATTCCAGGGCCAGCTCAGGCGCTAGAACCACCGGCCGCCGGTCGTGAATATCGACCATGCCGCCAGCGGAGTCGGCGGTGATGATCACGAAGCCGTCGTGCTCCCGAGGGGGTTCGTCAGCATGCGGCCAATGGCCAATCGACGCGCATAGGCTGGGCAAACCATCACGTCGCCGGATGTAGTAGGGCTGTTTTCCGCCTTCCTCCACAAGCCATTCAAACCATCCGTCTATTGGCGTGATCGCTCGATTTGGCCAGGCTGCCCGGTAGTAGGGGTTGTGCGCGACCTTTTCGGAACGGGCATTGGGTTCTGCCCGATTGGTTGCCCAGTGCGGTTTCCAGGACCACCTGAGCAGGTCAGCATGTAGCGCGCCGTTTTCCATGTGGAGCAGGGCGATCTGCGTTGTTGGCGGCACGTTGTACCGCCCTAGCGGCTGATCGCCGACGGTGTTGATCAGGGCTCCGGGCATGCTGAGCACGGCAACAAAGTCGTGGATGCCGTGGTACTGCGCGATACGTCCGCACATGCTCGCCTCCGAAGTGATGGTCCACTTCATTCAACGTAGACCAACGGGCGGTCCGCTCGTCAGCACCCGATTGATGGTCGGGGCGTCGTAGGTAATATGCTGTATTTTTATACAGTATTGAGGCTTGCGATGTACTTCCTGATTACCCCGCGCCGACTCTTGGGAGTGGCGCTTACCAAGGAAGAGTTGAGGCGAACGCCGCCGATTCGCGGCGACATTCACATCTACGAGTGCCAGAACGAGGAGCTTGGTCGGGCGACTTTCAGTGCTTGGGTTTTCAATCCAGGCCCTGGGCCTGACATTCTCCCGCGGCTTCATGACGTGAAAGTCACAGGGATGGCCCAGAGAGGGATGAACTTGAATGGGGTCGAGCAGATCGGAGACGCCTTTTATGCTCAGTCGTGGTGGTGTCGTGTTGAATGAGGGGTGGCGTTAGGCTTGTCTGGGGATCAACAGACGAGATCAGCATACCCTGACCTCTCAGTGCTGATTAAAAGGGCCCCGGCTAAGCGCCGGGGCTTGCCGCCTTAGAAATACTGCTGCTACGCGCCGGCTTTGTCATAAGCCTCAGCAGGGGGCTCTCGAGGTACTTGAACGCGATAACCCCGATCAGTAGCGACAGCAGTACCGCGGCTAATACCATTTCTGGACCTGGCTGTCCTGGCCATATCCAGCTGACAACCCATATTGCGATCGCGTGGAACAAGTAGATTGAGTAGCTGGACTCACCGAGGAATTGCACAACTCTGCCCTTGATAAGTTTGGAATCTTCAAATCCAATGGCGCCCAGTACCAGGAGAACGCTGGGTATTCCCCAAGCAATAACGCCATCTGAAACAGCGATGTTATGAATTGTAAATAGAAGAATTGAGGCGGCTATAAATAATGCAGCCTCTGGTTTTTTCGGTCTGTATCCTGACTTTATAGCGTGACCGATTACCAGTCCTGCTGCGAACTCAAGAATTATTTGGTTGAAATAGTACTGCTTAATAATCTGTATCTCTGGAAGCGCGGCGCCGAGAGTTATTATCAGACATATGGTTGCCGGTATGGCCAGCCGCCCGATGCACAGCATAAGCCCAAGAACTGCGTAGAAAAACATTTCATAGTTCAGTGTCCAGCCAGGGTAAAGAACCGGCATGTTAAACCCGGCAGGCGGCGGCGCAAAAAGAAACGACCTTATGATGTGTTCTGATGATGGCGGAACATCTGGATAGCGTGCGTAGAAGTATGCAACCGCTATTGCTGATGCGATCCAGTACATTGGTATGACTCTAATGCACCGCTTCTTTAAGAAATCAAAAGGGCTTGTTGTTGGCTTGACGGATAAGTACATGACAACTCCGCTAATCACGAAGAATAAATCTACTCCGGCTGCACCAGCCCTGAAATTCATAAAAGGGAATAATGACAAGGCGTGAAATATTACAACTGATATTGCTCCGAGCCCACGCAAAGCCTGTAGTGACTTTAATTGCTTGTTGCTCGTTTGATTATTGATGTTCATGTATTTAGTCTGATAGCGGGTGTGATGGCGCGGACCGGAATGTATCAGAAAACAAACAATCCAGACACAGGCGCAGGCATGGAGGCTGGCTTGACAATGGGTGGCTCGGTCAAACGGGGAGGGGTGACTGGTCGGCAGAACGCCGGAGGAGGGTGATTTTCTTGCCGCAAAAATAATAGACGCCTTGATTCTATTGGCTTCCAATGCGTCTATTTTTCCTCAGTTGCGGCACGAAAATTAATCTAAGTTGTTGATTTACATGCTATCGCCAAGGGACTTAAAATCCCCCGCTCGTAAGGGCGTGCCGGTTCGATTCCGGCTTCGGGCACCATCTATTTCAAGGGTTTGCTGGCGAAAGCTGATGCAAACCCTTGTTCGTTTCCGGTCTGCACATTCAAATCCGCTCTGCGATTTACGCGGTTGGAGAGGCTTTCTCGTCTTTCTGCTGGCAGAGGTATTTCTCTTTCATCACCACTGGCAAGTGGTGACGGGCGTATTGCAGAGACGTCTACACCGCTCTGCAGATGGATGTAATAAGGACATTACGTGTTTCGGAAAGTGATTCTGTTGCTGCTGATCAGTTGCTTGAGCGGCTGCGCCGCAGTGGCGATGCGCATGGACTACGACCACCCTTGCCCCTACAAGGGCGTGCGCCTGGACTGGTGGTTGGTCGGCACCTCCCATGGAAAGCTGATTCCCTTTTTACTGATCGACGCGCCGTTTTCCCTGGTGGTCGATACAGTGTTCTTCCCCTTCGAGTATCAGTACAGCTGCAACGACTAA